TATGGGGAACTGGCTGAATTTACAGGCAGGAAAGAGATTGTTGCTGATATAGCTGATGTTGCAGAAAGTGTAAGGATGCTAGTGGCTAATTTTGCAGGATTAGACCGTCACATGGCAGAAAGAGAATATGTTGTATGTGTAGGGAATACATCAATAGGACTAAATGAATTAAATGATCCTATTGGTATGGAAGATATATTTATCACACCTGTTATTGCTGGAGCTGGAGGAAATACGGGAAAGATACTTTTAGGAGTAGCTTTGGTTGCTACTGCTGTTTTCCTGCCAGGATCTCTTGGTATTACAAGCGGTGCTTTCGCAGCGATGGGATCGGCAGGAACAGCAGGATGGGCTACAACTGCAATCTTTAATATCGGTGCTTCATTGGTCTTAGGGGGAATTGCAGGGATGCTGGCTCCAACTCCTAAAACACCTGAAAGAACTGAAGATCCTAGAGAATCTTTTAACTTTAGTGGGATCACCAATACAAATGCTGCTGGTGTCCCTGTCCCTATTGTTTTGGGACGTACAATAACAGGAAGCGTTGTTGTCAGCGCAGGTATTGATACCGTTCAGGTAGACACATGACTACAACAATTATTGGTGCTGGTGGTAGTAAAGGTGATAACGGCAGTGACAGGACTCCCCGTACTGCTAGAGATAGTTTAGATAGTAGGGAATTTGCAAATATAACTGAGGTCATAGCGGAAGGGCCAATTGAAGGTCTTTCCAATGGTTTCCAATCTGTCTTTTTTAATGATACTGCTCTACAAAATCCTGATGGGACTTATAACTTTAAGGATGTAGATTTATATGAAAGAACAGGAACAGCGACCCAATCTTATATTCCTTTAGAATCATCAACTGCTGTTTTGTCTGCAACGGCTGTTAACGTTCCAGTTGTTAAAGAATTTCCTGTAACGAGAACAATATCAGACACAACTGTTGATGCTGTCAGAGTTAAAATTACGATTCCTACACTTCAAAAAATAGATAGTAAAAATGGAGATACTTTAGGAACACATGTTCAGTTAAAAATAGCAGTTAAATATACAAATATAGCGACAGGTAATGACACTGCTTATGATGAAGTCATAGATGACACAATAAGAGGAAGGACAGGTGACGCATACAATAGACAATATGAAATAAGATTTAAAAAAGGGGCAGGTGAAATAGGTGAAAATTCAACTTATACAGTAAAAGTTACAAGAGTAACTGATGACAGTAATGATTCTTTATTGTCTAATTCTTTTAACTGGAGTACATTTACTACTGTTAAATTTGACACTCAATCTTATCCTAATACGGCATTAATTGGTGTAAGGCTAGATGCACAACAATTCAGTTCAATTCCTAGTAGAAAATATGATATTAAAGGGTTAAAAGTCCAGATACCAACAGGAGTTACTGTTGATAGTGATACAGGAAGAATAATTTATCCAACCAATTTTATTTGGGACGGAACATTTCAAGCTGCGACCTGGACCTCATGCCCTAGCTGGCTGTTATACGCATTAATGTTAAACAGTAGATTTGGGCTTGGAGATCATTTTGATAGTTCACAATTAGATAAATGGGCATTTTTTAGAGCATCAAAGTATGCAAACGAAGAAATTGAATATACATTGGATGGAGTAACAACTAAGGAAGCAAGATTTAGTTGCAATGCAACAATTAGTTCAACGGATGAAGCGTATAACGTAGTTAATCAACTTCTTTCAGTTATGAGAAGTCAAGGTTTTTGGGAGGATGGAAGTTTAACTATTGCTCAAGATGCACCTTCTGATCCTGTTTATAACTTTAATCAAAGTAATGTGACAGCAGAAGGTTTTTCTTATACGAACCAAAGTTCAAAAACGAAACCTACAGTTATTGTTGTTGCTTATTTAGATTTAATTCTAAAAGATCGAGCCTATGAAGTTGTAAAAGATACAGCCGAAATTGCAAAGAGGGGCGTTGTAAAAAAGAGTGTGACTGCTTTTGCTTGTACCAGTCGAGCGCAAGCAAATAGATTAGGTAAATGGTTGTTGTATGAGGAGAAATATGGAGAGATGATTGCTTTTACTTCTAGCTTGGTAACTGCTCAATTATTAAAACCTGGACAAATTATTTCTGTTGCTGATCCTTTAAAAGCTGGAACTAGAAGAGCTGGAAGGATTACATCTGCAACAATTAATTCTGTTGGAGTAGATAGCGGGGCAGAGATTGAAAATATTTCTCTTGCTACAGCACCAACTTTAGGGGTGGTATTGCCTGATGGAACGTTTGATGGTGGTCACAGTATCACAGGTATAGCTGGCTATTGTGATGGTAATTATTGGAATACTGATTATGTGAAAGGTGTCGGTCTTATTAATGTTGCTACAAGTTTTCAAGCGGTTCCTGATAATAATAGTGTTTGGATTATTGAGAGTACAGATATACAAACTTCCCATTGGAGAGTATTAGGAGTAAAGGAAGAAAAGGATTTTCTCTATACAGTTGAAGCTGTTTATCATAATTCCAGTAAATATAATCATATTGAGCAAGGTATATCTTTAACAGCAAGGGATACTACAAATTTAAACGTTATTCCTGCTGCTCCTTCTAATGTGCAAGTGTTAGATATTCCACGTTATGACGGGAGTACAACTAAAGAACTTCAATATGAATTAAACGGTAAGATTGCAGTAAAAGTAACATTCCATTGGAGTGGAGTAGATGGAGTAGATCGTTATAGAGTGAAATGGAGACATGAGGATGATAACTTTACAACAGAAATTATTAATGGAACAACGATAGATTTAATGGATGTAAAAACTGGAACATACGCAATACAAGTCTCCAGCTTAAGTTCTAGTGGAATTCTTTATAGTACTCCTGCTATTGGTGAATATGATGTTAAAGGAGTACAAGGGAATCCAGATGATATTAGAAATCTTTCAATGGTTCCTATTTCTGAAACTTTAGCTGTCTTATCATGGAAAGAAGTTCCACAATTAGATGTTAAATTAGGTGGTCGAATTATCATTAGACATGACCCTAGAGATTCGGGTGCTAGTTGGTTAACAAGTAATAAAATTGTTGATGGTGTCTCAGGTGCTTCTACGCAAAAACAAGTCCCTTTATTAGCTGGAACGTATTTCGTTAAAGCTCAAGATTATCTGGGTAATAAATCAATAAATCCTGCTTCATTTGTTACGACCTTACCTGCTTCTACAAGAAGATTAAATGTAAAGACATGGAGTGAAGAAACTTCGTTTACTGGTGCAAAGGTTAATAGTGGTTTAACCGTTGTTGGTAATAATTTAGTTTTAACTCCGAATCCTTATGTTTCATCGGGGTATCATGATCCTTTCTATGCTGATGGAGATGAAGAAGGAGAATATACATTTTCAACAACTTTTGACTTTGGACATGCTGGTGTTCAATATGATGCTGTTTTAAGAAAAGAAGTCGTTAGTAATTCAATTGCTGCAACAGGAATAGCATGGGATTCAAGGACAGGTTTGTTTGATGCTGCTTCAGGAAAATTTGATGGAGATGTTATTGATGAAGCAAATGTTGATTTATTTGTAAGGACAACACCTGATGACCCTAGTTCTTCTCCTACTTGGGGAGAGTGGGCAGAGTTTGAAGCCGCAATTGTAAGAGCGAGAGGATTGCAAATTAAAGCCTCTATCACTTCAACAAACACAGATGCAAAAGTAACAATTAGCGATCTTGGTTCGACTTTAGATTTATTAGGTAGAACAGATAGTGCTTCTGTTGCTGCTAATACTTCTGCTTCAACAGGGGTTTATAACGTTACTTTTGAGAAGCCTTTTTATCAGACTCCTCAACTTCAAATTACTCCAAACTCCTCTAGTTCAAACTTGTTTGTAAGTGTTTCTAGCTTGAGTCGGACAGGATTTACCGCAACCTTTAATAATGGGAGTAATGTAGATACAGCATTTATGTACACTGTGACAGGATTCGGGAGGGCCATCTAATGCCACAAGCAAACCCAACAGGAGGAGCTAATTCAGAACGTTTAGAAAATGTCACCTTTCCACAGGCAAGGATAGATATTAATGACAACCTTGAAGCTCTTCAAACGTTAAACAGTGGAAATAGTGAGCCGTCTTGCAAAGCGGCTTTTATGCAATGGCTTGACACTTCTTCTAATCCAGCAATTTTAAAAATAAGAAATGCTGCAAATACCTCTTGGATCGAAGCTGGTTCTTTGAGTTCAACACTTTATCAATCTAAAGGTGTTACTGATATTGCTAATGGTGGAACTGGACAAACAACAGCAGCCGCAGGGATAGCAGCTTTACTTCCAAGTCAATCAGGAAATAGTGGTAAGACTTTAACGACTGATGGAAGTTCTTTAAGTTGGGCTTTAGCTGGTTTAGGTGCAGAAGTTAGTACATTTACATCTAGTGCAACTTTTACTCCGTCAGCAGCTAGATCAGGATTTCTATTTATTTTGATTGGAGGAGGAGGAGCAAGTGGAGGAGGACAATCCAATACAGATGATCATCCACCTGAATATGCTTTTTCAGGACAAGGCGGAGCAGGTGCAACAGCGATTAAATTTTATAATGCAACTGAGTTAGGAGCTAACGCTAGTGTTACCGTTGGATCTGCTGGATCTGCGGGTACTGGGAACGGAGGTGGAGGCGGATCTTCTTCTGTTAACCCTGCGGGAACAGGGTCTACTTGTACCGCAGGAGGTGGAGGCGGTTCTAGTTATGCAAGTCCAGACCAATCAACTGGAGGTGGTTCAGGCGGCACTTGTAGCAACCATCTTTTAGGCTGGGATGGAACAGGTGGAATAACTGGGAACAGTTCAGGTTATACCTCGACAAATGAAGCTGAATTTACTGCAGATAGTTACGGTGATGGCGGAGCAGGTAAAGCTTTTGGCGGCTCACAATCTTCAGGTAACTCAGGAGGAGCTGGTTTTGTTGTGGTCTTCCAGTGGTAATTCGTAATCCTTTTAATTCTTTAACAGTTAAAAAAATTGAAGAAATTATTGAACCTTATTTATTGGAGATAAAGGAAAAATCTGTTGCTAAATATGTTCCAGATTGGGAAGATAAATTATCTGAAGAAAGTCTTTTTTCTTTACTAGATTATGAAGTTGCAAAAGGCAGAGAAAGCAATCTTTCAAAAGTATCAGTTGATAAACCTGCTAAAGAAATAGAAAAGTTAATGAAGGAATTATTTCCTGAGTTAAACATTGTTTGTAGTGGTACATTTTTTTATCCCAATTCTGGCTATATGAGTTGGCACACGAATCAAGATATGCCTACTGATCGTGTTTATATTACTTATTCTTCTGAACAAGGGAAATCTTTTTTTAGGTATTACAAAGATGGAAAGATATTTACTGATTATGATGATAAAGGACTAACAGTAAGACGTTTTACTGCCACAGGTACTAAACCTTATTTTTGGCATTGTGTAGGAAGTTCTTGTGATCGGGTTAGTATTGGGTTCCAATTATCTAAAATTGAAACAAAGGATTTCAGGCCTATGGCTCGTTACGCAATTATTGAAAATGAGAAAGTTACTAGTGTCGTGGAATGGAATGGTGATGTAAGTATATGGTCACCACCTAAAGGTTCAATCGCTGTTGTTGCAGAAGATTTTGTAAATGTAGGAGATAGTTATATAAATAATACTTTTACCTCAACCAATACAGTTGGGCTTGGGCATGATCAGAAATGGATTACTTTTAGAGAACTTCGTAATCAATTTTTAGCTGAAACAGATTGGTGGGCTAGTTCAGATTTAACGATGAGTGAAGCAAGAAAAGAATATAGACAAGCATTAAGAGATTTACCTTCAACAGTTTCCAGTCCAGAGGAAGTAACTTGGCCTATAAAACCGACTTAATCTTGATATACTTAAGCCAAAGGTAAAAAGCTTATGGCAATAGCACCTGGAACGTATGACATGACGATCCAACGAAGGTCGGATCATAGTGTTTCTGTTACGTTAAAAGACTCAAGTAATGCTGCTGTTAACCTGACTGGCTACACTTTAGCCTCACAAGTTTGGAATACTGAAAGAACGACTAAAGCAGCAGATGCAACTTGTACTGTAACAAGTGCATCAGGAGGAGCGTTTGATTGGAAGCTGACAGATACTCAAACAGCATTGCTTACTTTGGATGAATATAAATATGATGTGTTATTAACTAATCCATCAGGGCTGAAAGAATACTGGATAGAAGGTACTATTTATATGGATCAAGGATATACAGCATGACCACTGTAAATATCACAACCAATAAAAACACAGTCACCGTTGACGAGGGAGATCCTTCCGTCATCACTGTTGCAACGCAAGGGCCGCAAGGTGCTAATGCCTCAATCGTGAACGTTACTAATGCTGTTGACAAATCTATCGTTTATTATGATGGTACATCGTCTTCTCTAAAGGCTGACGCAACTTGGACAACCTTAACCCTCGTAGATGGAGGCAACTTCTAACAAATGGCTAACACTGTAAGAATCAAAAGGAGTACTGGCAGTTCAGCTCCTACCAGCCTCGAAAATGCAGAATTAGCTTTTGCCGAGGGTACTGAAGTTCTCTATTACGGTAAAGGTACTGGGGGATCTGGTGGTTCAGCTACAACGATTAATGCAATTGGAGGTAAAGGAAAGTTCTGGGATAAGGACACAACTTATACCGCCAATTACGTCCTCGCTGGTCCTACTACAGGTTCAGCAACAGCACTAGCTGTAAGAGCTTTAGTCGCTGCTGATATTCCTTCTGTAGCCCATACGAAAATATCTGATTTCGATACAGGAGTAAGAGTTAATAGACTAGATCAAATGGCAGCCCCAACGGCTTCCGTTAGTTTAAACAGCCAAACAATTACAAACCTTGCTGATCCTGTTAATACACAAGATGCAGCAACTAAAGGTTTTGTTGAAGCAACTTCTCAAGGGCTTGACGTTAAAGATTCTTGTACTGCTGCAACAACAGGCAATATTACAATTTCTACGGCGTTGAATAATGGAGACACTCTTGATGGAGTAACTCTTGCAACAAATGACCGTGTTCTTGTTAAGGACCAATCAACAGCAAGTCAAAACGGTATTTATGTTGTAGGTTCTTCACCTGCCAGAGCTGATGATTTAGCTAGTGGTGCAGATGCTGCTGGTTTCTTTACCTTTGTTGAAAAGGGTACAGTTAACGCTGACAATGGTTTTGTTTGTACGTCTGACAAAGGTTCAGCAGTTGTAGGAACTAATAACTTAACAATTGCTCAGTTCTCAGGAGCTGGTCAAGTTACAGCAGGAAACGGTTTAGATAAATCTGGAAATACTCTTTCTGTAGATTTAAAAGCAAATGGTGGATTAGTTATTGAATCAACGGAAATTGCTGTTGATTTAGCGGCTAGTTCAATAACTGGAACGTTACCAGTTACTAAGTTGACAAGTTTAACTTCAACAGTTGCCGAGTTGAATATCCTTGATGGAGTTACTTCAACAACCGCAGAATTAAATATTCTTGATGGTGTTACTTCAACAGCAGCCGAGTTAAATATCTTAGATGGTGTTACAAGTACAGCCGCAGAATTAAATATCCTCGATGGTGTTACAGCAACAACAACAGAATTAAATACTTGTTGTGATGGTGATACTTCGGCTACTTCAACAACATTGGCGGCGGCTGATCGTTTAGTGATGAACGATGCAGGAACAATGGTTCAAGTCGCTTTATCTGATCTGGTTACATTCCTCGAGAATGGTTCTGTATCTGGTTTCGATATTGATGGTGGTACTTACTAAACCATCTGAGGAATAACTAATGACCAACACAGTTAAGCTGAAAAGGGGTAGTGGTAGCGATCCATCTGCCTCTGACATGGTGGTAGGTGAACCCGTTATAAGAACGGACACGGCTGAACTGTTTTTCAAAAAAGATGATGGGTCGGTAGCAAAGGTAAGTGGTGGTGGTGGTGGACCAGATTTTAAATATTTAGCTCTTAGAAATGCTGCTAATAATGGATCAGCTAGTTATCCAGGGAATGACTTTACGCTTGTCACTTCTGGAACGACTAACGCAATTACTCCAGCAGCCGCAAATACTTTATTAGTTAGTTATGGAGGTGTAATTCAAAAACCTAATTCTGGTACGTCTACAAGTGGGATTACTGGTTTTATTGTTGATGGATCTAGATTTAAAACAGCAACTAATTTAGCGGCGGCTCCTGATTTTATTCTTTATCAAGAGTCAGGCGGTATCGGCGAACCTAGTGATGGAACAGTTACTGAAGCGAAGTTAAGTGTAAGTAACAACCCGACCAATGGATATTTCTTATCTGCTCAGTCTGGAAATACAGGCGGTTTAACTTGGGCTGCTATTTCTCAGTATTCAACACCTTTAACAACACAGGGAGATATTTTATTTAGAGATGGATCAGGAGATCAAAGATTAGCTGCTGGTACGAGTGGATATTTTTTAAAGACACAAGGTTCTGGTTCTGATCCTGTATGGGCTGCTGTCCCTGCTGGTGTTGGTGGTGCGTCAGGTGTTGATTTCAACGATGATGTTAAGGCTCGTTGGGGAACAGGAAATGACCTAGAAGTGTTTCACGATGGAACCAACTCTTATGTAGAAGATGCTGGAACTGGGAAATTAATTCTAAAATCTAATGGTACTCATGTTCAAGTTTATGCTGCTGGCTTTGATGTTAACAATGCAGCAGGTACAGAAACTCAACTTGAATGTGATGAAAATGCAGGAGTAAAACTTTATTACGACAACATTACACGCCTTGAGTCAACCAGTTCGGGAGCAACGATTACAGGAGTCGCAACAGTCTCAAATGGTATTGTTGAAACAGCAGCTACAATCGCAACGAACCATACGATAACCAGCAATTATAATGCGATGAGCGCGGGGCCAGTTACAGTATCAGCAACAGTTACAGTTCCTTCTGGTTCTGCTTGGGTCATCGTTTAATTAATTATGGCACTCACGTTTAACGGATCTTCAAATACTATTGGTGGTTTAGCAGCAGGCGGTTTACCTGATGCGTGTATTCAAGAAGCTGATTTGGCAGCAGGTGTGAATACAATTAAAGAAGTAGATATGTGGCAGCTAACGGATAATTTCAGTTACACTGCTTCCCCTGTTACGGATCTTACTGCTAACTGGGTAAGAAGTTCTACAACGGCAACTGGTGATTATCAAACCTTTGGAGCAATAGGATCAGCGATGACTCAATCATCTGGAATCTTTACCTTTCCTTCTACGGGTGTATGGCGAATAGATTTTAATGTAGGCATTTTGGATAGTAATTCTATAGCTTGGGCGGCAGGCTTAATGAGAGCAACCAAAGATAATAGTACTTATGTTAAGACTTCAGAATCGTGGAGTTCTATTATAAATGCAGGCGGTGCAAATGTTTATGAAAGTAATCATTCTACTACTCTGTTTGATGTAACAAATACTTCTACTCATAAACTAAAATTTAGTGTACAAGCTGCTTCTAACATGACTGTTTATGGGGATAATTCTGATTCAGGCCCATATACTTATGCCCTTTTTACAAGATTAGGAGATACTTAACATGGATATTAAAACAGGAAGAGCAAATCACATT